TCAAATAACCAGTTTTTTCCATTCTTTACCGCGTGCGTCGTTGTAAATATCGGTCATTTTTTGATTCGAATGGCCCAGCAAAATTTTGGTATCAATTCCCTGTTCTCTGAACAATCGTTCTGATAAAGATCTTTGCTCATGGAAAGAGGGTGGCGTGCCATTAGCACGCCAGTTGTAATCCACAGAATCCCGGGCTTTTTTAAATGCGACTGTTAATGTTGCTGGTTTAACCATCCCGCCGCGCTTACCCATCCCCTTAGCGTGATGATGGTGCAATAACCACGGACTAAGGATGTAATCACGACAGGATGACACCACGTCACCCAGGGTAAGATTTAATTTGTCGCAACGCAGAGCCAGAGGAATGGCTATCCGGGCTCCTGTTTTTTGCTGTTCGACATGAAGATAACCATCCCGGATATCCGAAAACTGCATTTTGCAAATATCCGAAAGACGCTGGCCCGTCATCAGTGCCAGCAGCATGCCGCGCTGTAAAAAGTAACCATCCTTTTCCGCTGCGTTATAAATCATCATCCACTCATCAAAAGTCAGTCGCTGTCTTGATATCCGCACTTGCGGTTTTTTTGCCGATTCAGCCGGGTTAAAGCCTGGCGGGACATCACCCGTTTGTTGAGCCTCCCGGAAAACATCGATCAATACCTTCCTGAAAATTTGTCCCATTCTGTTATGTCCTCTGGCCTTGTACTCTTCCAGCACCGATACCACATCTTTTACGGTTATGGCATCTAACGGTCTGGTGCCAAAATGTTCATCAAATACCCTGAGAGGGGCCGCTTTTTGTTTCAGCGTGTTGAGTTTGATCTCTCCGTTTTCATATCTTTCCTGTTGAATTTTTCTGTAATTATTCAGAAAAATGGAAACGGTTGATGAACCGCCGGTATCTCTAATAATTTTCTCCTGCAGACTGAGCATTTGTTCCATTTGCTGCCTGGCAAGACGGCTGTTCGCTTCTGCTGCAATAGTTTCTGCCAGTTTCTGCTCAATACTGCCGAGACCGTGATTTTTGCCTGTTATGGGATGCTTGTAACGCCAGTAAACTTTGTTATTTCTTTTGTCAAAATACGGAGATAATCCCGGAACATCAGTTTTATATTTTCGCGGGCGCGCCATCTTCCAGTATCCTCTTCAATGCTGGGTGATCTGTGGCGATCACCTCCGGCTTGTTTACCATTCCGACAAAGCGAGCTCGCGGATCCACTCGCCAGCGTCTTCCAACTTTTTTGGGAAGAGGAAATATCATTCCGGCTTTAGCGTATTTACTTAACGTGCCCGGAGCAGGGATCGGATCGCCGAATTCCTCTTTTGCCCACTCAGTGAGCAGAATAAGTCTTGCCATGAGCGTTGTTTGTTAATCATGGTCGCCGCCACTATAGCTGGTGGGCGACGACCGGGGTTGAACATTAAAAATCAGCCTGACTCGGGATCAGTTTTTGAATAGTGGCTGTAACGTATTTTGCCTGGTGAAGGGCGTCATCCAGCGCATTGTGGGGTACGCCTTCGAATGGAATTACGCTTCTGGCATTGAAGTCTATGGTTTTCCCCAGCTCAACGATCGTGCGTACATCACGATCGTTGCTGTAATGCCACGGGCAGGGGATGCCCAGGCGTTCGTATGAGGTGCGCAAAATTGAGTTATCGAACGTTGCACCATTCCCCCACACCTGAACGAATTTTTCATCAGAGTGTTCATTGACGAATTCCCGAAAGCGCAAAAGGGCATCTTTCAGTTTCACCTGGTCTGTTAAAATGGCAGCTCTGGCTTCACTGGACTGCTTCAGCCACCATTCGATGGTTCCACCGTCAGGAACAGCTCCTGTATTCATTGCGTCAGTCAGACTGATAACGATATAAAATACCGGCCCGATTTTCCCTGTCTGCGGGTCGAAGAAAACCGCCCCAATAACCACGATGGGCGCATTGGTGTTGGTTCCCATCGTCTCAAGGTCGATCATCAGGTGATACCACGTTTTGCTGGTGGACTTATATTTATGATGACCAGTCACCTTAATTAAGGGATTTGCCGTCTCGCCAGTTTCACTATCGCTGGCATGATGCTGATTGCCACCAGAGTTCTCCTTGTGCTGATGCGCAGAGCCTTCCATTTCCTCCGGATTATTTTCCTGAACTTCAGGCTGATTCTCTTCATTGAACATTTCCTGGTGTGTTGCGTCACCCATCACTGTGCCACAGTCAGGGCAGTTGCCGCCGCCATGTTTCCCGCAAGCATTACATGGTTTTTCCTGCACGTGTTGCGCTTCCGGCTCCGGATGTATCGCTTCTGGCTCGTTTTGTTGCGCATCCGGGCTGTTTTGTCCCGCTTTCTGGTCGTTCTGTTCCGATTCTTGCTGGCACTGGTTCACAGTATCGTGTGTTGCAATCCCCTTCACCCATTTCGGATCGTTCGGGTCGCTAATCCCCTCAACAAATTCACCACGTGATGCAGCAAGCAATTTATCGGCATCGACAGGATTTTTTGATGGAATGTTTTTCCGGGCTTCATGGAGTTCTGCCCGCAGTTCCTGATATTTCGCATCAACAGAATTTACCTGTGCCTGAGCATCAAGCGATTGCGTGTTCTGGCGATGTTCAGTTGTATCCGGCTCCATTGCTTCAGCCGTTGCCTGTTCATCTGCCATTGCACCAGATGGTTGCGGTTTTTCTTCATCATCCTGTTTTTCTTCTTCTGTTACACGCTGCGGCATCGGGGCGGAGGAGCGACCGCAGGCAATATCCACGATTTCCGGATCAGGGTTGGCATGATCGGTTTCGGTCAGCACTTTATTCAGATATTCGGTGACGCGGTGGGGCATAGCCTCTATACCAACCGGTGCTTCTTTCACGGAGGCAACCACGATGGCGCGGGAATAGTCCATCCCGCCAGGCATGGTGATGAATTTGCTGAAAAACACAGAAAAGGGAGGTTTATTTTCAGCGACAATTTCCTCAATGCGTTTAGCGTGCGCGGGATGAAGATTGTAAATGTCCACGTCCATTGAGCGGGTCAGCACGCCAGTGGCTACGTCGCGCGCCAGTGATGCACTATCGTGTACAAAACCTTCGCCGCGATCGGTAAGAATACCGCCGCCAGCGTTAGCGCCGGATGGTGTGCGGCTGATGCGCGAAACACGATTTCCCTTCATCCACTCTTTTGTAAGCAGACCGCGATCGGTGTAGTCAGCGTCCAGGTATGCTTCGATGAAGGCGGTCATAAACCCCAGGTCTGAATTTACGGGGGCGGGAAAAACCTTGTCAGTGTCCCGCACCAGTTTGTACAAATCCCGAATCTCCAGCGGTTCGAGTTGCACTGCTTTATTTGAGATGGCCAGCACGGTAACAGTGGGAAGTTTTTCTTCCTGTGCGTTATGTAATGCGCGCAGCTCGTCCCGTGAAACGTGCGTGACCGGTTTTTCGCTGCCGTGCTGTGCCAGCCATCGAACAGGCAGAATCTGACCTGAAACCGGCAGAAGCATATTGTCCTCAATCTCAGTCATGTCTTCGCCGTTGACGTTGGTATTGTCAGTGCTGGCTGGTTTGTCCTGAACAGAGGGCGAGGGTGCGATAAGTACCATTGTGATACCATCTTCCCCGCCTTTTTCGTATCGGTTGCAGAATTCGGTATCAAACACGCCTTCCGGAGGAAGGTCATTCACAACGGGTAAATGGACGCGGACGGGTTTTTTAAAATCCTCTTCGTCAAATCCGGCATCGTCCATTGCGACAATACCGTGTGATATTGCAACCGATAATTTTTTTGCTGTGCGCCAGCAAAAACCGCCTTTAATTCCAAGGCGTTTTCTGACTTTGTCATTTTTGGCTTCGTAATATAGTGCAATTTCTTTATTATCAGCGTTCATTGATAAACCTCATTACCATTTTCAGGGTGAACAAATCCCTGCCATTGCTGGCATAAATTCATGGTTAATGTGTGTTTTATAAATTTTGTGTTTTATCCGGTCATAACGGAAATATAATCTGATTCCGCATTTAATTGCCCGTCACCATGATTCCGCTTTTGCGGGCAATCCGTCACGACCGAGGAAGACCTTAATCATGGTGTCCTTAATGCAATGCTGAGTGCAGAATCCCCGGATATAAAGCCGGTGTTTTTTGATTTCATTGACAGATGCAACATACGTTCTTCCCTGATACATAACGTAATCACCGGGCGTTACACACTGACGCGGTATTTCATCGGTTCCGAAGTGATGAGCAATCATAATTATCTCCTTAATGAATTTGTCGTATTAAGAAAATCCCGGAAAACTATTTAATACCCAGCAACTGTTCGACGGTCATATTTTTAATTGCGCTACGGTTAACAAGAGTCCAGCCCTGTTTCTCCAGATAAAAGCGGAAGGTATCCAGGGTACAGACGAGAGCGCCGTCAGGAACGGTTTCGGTGAATCTGATGTTGCCGTGTTCGTCGAAGTGAACAACGAGAGTGCGACCATCACCCGGAATAATTTTGTCAGCGGGCGGGGTGTTATTCTGACGCAGCTCTGCCTCCATGCGGTCGAACTCAGCGATGTAGGCTTCTTTGAATGCGGCGGCTTTTTTGCCGGTGAAACCCATCACCAGGAAAACGAAGCCGTTTTTGGTGATTTGGTACATTGGTCGTTTTTCGCCTTTGGCGTCGGTGTAGGTAACGGGCGTAAAATTGCGCTCGTTAAAATCTTCAGAGCATTCTAGCGTTTCAATTTTGCGCAAAACGTCCTTGTGCATTTTGCGGAAGAACTCTGCAACCGCAACAGACGTAGTGACAGCGCGACCATTTTTGATGGTTACGTCAGGGTGAGAAAGGGTAGGGATAGTAGCCATGATAGCAGCCTCGTTAGTGAATTTGATTAACTCACCACCAAGGTTTTCCACGACCATAAGGGTGGTGAGACGTACAGGGGTGGAAATACCGGTCACTAACGAACCCGGCCAGCCTTGCGGCTGCCCTGCACGTCCCACCATAATCTGAATGTGGCTGTGCATTACGCATAAAAAAACCGCCTGAGCGCGGTTATGCGCGTTAGTGAACATCGGGTTTCCACGCCCGACACCCGTTTTATGAGGTGCGGATGCACTATAATTCCACCCGTTCAGGTTTTCAATAGCTACATTCAACATTTTCTCTACCTTTCATCACCGAAGTGAACTTTGTTGATGCGGTGCCTGGTGCCTCCAGGTGACGTTAACCAGTTAACAATTAACGCCGGATGATTCACCCATAACACTTGTGTTTTTAACTGTTCCGCGTGCGCTGAGCCGCATTCACCGCATCACAAAATTCACTTTAAAAAAGGGCGGAAGAGCAGTAGCGAAGCAAAAACTGATTCCGCCAAAGTTCCCGGTGCCAACCAACAAACATGGAGATGTTGTGACGGGGTTGTCACTCAGGCGTATGGTCAACCTGACAACCCGGCGTCCTAACCAGGAGAAAGAAATAACCCCTGCCATACTTACCGCCGCGCCATTTCGCGGATTGCCACAACCGGAAGCGCACGGTCGAATTAAATTTAACGACAGCTCTAAGGGAGAAGGACTTCGCCGTGCGCTTTCGTGTTATGCCCTGATTTTTCAGGGATATATCTTTTCAGTAAACTGTCAGTGCCGGATTCTTATCCGTGTCCGGCGCACGACCACACGTAGCAGCGTGTTGGTCTCCATTTCTAACCCAGAACCTTAATGGAGGATAAAATGGCAAAATTTACAGTCAGGATCGAACTTCGCGATTCCAGTTCCGCTGATTACGATAAGCTTCATGAACGAATGGAAGCAAAGGGATTCTCCAGAACGATTACAACCTCTTCAGGGAACACCTACCGACTTCCTAATGCCGAATATACATATTCAAGCAAGAATGAAGACAAAGAATCTGTTGCTAACCTTGCTGAATCAGTGGCCTCAAAAGTTAAGAAAAATCCCGGAGTTCTTGTTACCGAATCTAATGGGCGCTATGTAAAAAACTTAGATGATGCTTAACCTTCATCATCACGACCTGACTCAATAGCGCGCAATGCCAGCAAGATGCGGGCTTCAGTGCCTGCATTTGGTTCCAGTTGCTGGAGGCGTTTTGTATCCTCCAGAAGTAGAGCGATAACGTGTTTTAATTCTGTTTCGTTCATTTTATTCACCTGAATGTCTTGCCACCCAACGACGCGCGCCAGCTTCGGTTTTAAACGTTTTGCTTTTGGTATACGTCATCGCGGTGAACGTACCGTCTTGGTTGGGGAACACGCCACATACCAGAGATTCGCTGTTGCCAAGATCGATAGTATCCATGCTGACCTCATTTCCCCTTAACGCCGGGGTAGCGGAACAAAAACCTGCTGCATAGTTATTAAAGTTGAACCCTGCCGTCATGTTCTTACGCCTCGGGCTGGCTACTTAACCCCTGACCACTGCCGGGTAACTCGAAGTATTGCCCGACATTCTGTGGGGCGGGGTGGGTGGTTGGTGTATGTAATCTACAATTAAAAACTGTTTTATGTCAACAGTTTTTAATTGTTGTTTTGGGCAAAAAAAAATCCCTCGAAAGAGGGAGTATGAAAATTGTTCAACTCAGATAGAGAAGGGAAATTGTCGCCGAGAATGTGTCACGCTTACAATCTCAATGCTTGAAGCAGCTACTCTGTACAGGATTATGTAGTTAGGGTGGGTCACGATCTCTCTCAATCCAGAAACCCGTTCGCTTGGTGGATATAAGTACGGATGCTCAGATAGAGGTAATACCGATGTTTCAATGCGTATTTTTAGTCTACGTGCTGCCGGTGGGTTCTCCTTGGCGATGTAAGTTATGATCTGACGCAAATCATCGCGAGCAGACGGTAGCCATAAAATGGGTAACATTACTCGCTCCTGTTAGTTACAGCAATTTGAGCAATAAGATTTTCCATTTCAGCCATTACCTCGTCATGTGGAATTGCGGGGCGAGTGCCTGCAAGGCTTGACGTTACTTTAGTGCGCAACCATTCGTTGTAACTGTTTTCTTGTTCGGTAGTTTCGAATTCTGAAACTATCGGAGAAAGGGCTGTACCCATGGCATAACTCCTCTTCTTGTACTGTGGTCACGCCCGGCGGCTTTTTTGTGCAGCCAGCCACCGAGCAATGGTTTCTTCCATTGATTTTTTCTTGTCTTTGATTTCTTGAAGCATTTTTTCTTGGTCTTCCTCAGGAAACGCACTAAAAGCTTGGAGCAGTTCGCGTTGGCGAGGACCAATTTTCATCGTGTCAGGGGTGAAAATTTGCTCACCCTCTTCAGGAGGCAATAAAAACCAATGCAATGGATGCCCTGAAACCTCAACCAGTTTATCCAAACTTGAGGCTTTAGGTGTAGCCTTACCGCTGACCCATTGTTGAACAGTTTGTTGTGTCACACCAATTCTACGGGCAAGCTCAGCCTGGCTCCATCCAGTTTCCTGAAGAAGCTTGCTGATTCTGTACATAGATACTTCTAGGGCGCTCATCATTATTCAATTTTACAGGTAAATACTGTTAAAAGCATCACAATAAAAAACTGTTGATCGTATACAGTTTTTTATTGTAGGCTTTGCTTATAGTTTTTAGAGGAGGGCAAAATGCTAGATAGCACTCGCGAAAAAATTAGGCAGAAATACACTCAGGCTGAAATAGGTCGTTATATGGGGGTCGCTCAACAGACTGTTTGGCAATGGTTTAGCTTTGGCGTTCCCCCAAAGCAGGTAATTCCGTTATGCCAACTAATGAAGTGGGAAGTTACCCCGCATGAAATCCGCCCAGATATTTATCCTAACCCAACCGACGGCTTGCCTTCTGAGTTTAAGGCTAACACACAACCAGCTGCGGGAGTTGATTCATGAAAATCAAGCATGAACACATCCGCATGGCGATGAATGCCTGGGCGCATCCGGACGGCGAGAAAGTTCCGGCTGCAGAGATTACCAAAGCGTATTTTGAGCTGGGAATGACGTTTCCGGAACTGTACGACGATTCACACCCAGAAGCCCTGGCTCGCAATACTCAGAAGATTTTCCGCTGGGTGGAGAAAGACACCCCTGATGCGGTTAAAAAAATTCAGGCGTTGTTACCAGCGATCGAAAAGGCAATGCCGCCACCGCTGGTGGCCCGAATGCGCAGTCACAGTTCGGAGTATCACCGGGAGATTGTCGAGCGACGGGATCGGCTGGTGAAAGATATCGATGAGTTCGTTGCATCAGCGATCGTTCTGTTCGACCAGATGAATCGCGGTGGTCCGGCAGGAAATGCCGTGGTGGTGCATTGATAACGTGTTCCGGGGGAAGGGATGAAGCTCCTTTTTGCTGAACGCCCGCTGGTTATAAACACGCAGCTGGCGATGAAAATAGGTCTGAACGAAGCCATCGTGTTGCAGCAGCTGCATTACTGGTTGAGAGATACCAATTCCGGCATGGAGTGTGACGGTGTTCGCTGGATTTATAACACAACGGAACAATGGCTGGAACAGTTCCCGTTCTGGTCAGAGTCAACGTTAAAACGCGCATTTGCAAGTCTGAAAACGCTGGGGCTTTTGCGTTGCGAAAAGCTCAATAAATCAAAGCGTGACATGACTAATTTTTACACGATTAATTACGAGAGCGAGCTTTTAGATGGTGGCAAAGCGAGCGAATCCATCAGGTCAAAATGCGCCGCTCCATCAGGTCAAAATGACACGATGGAAGAGGCCAAAATGACACGCTCCATTGGTTCAAAACGACCCAATGTCATCGGGTCAAAATGGCCCGATGATCTTACAGAGAATACAACAGAGATTACTACAGAGAATAAAAACACTTCTCGTCCGGACGCTTCGCAACCGGACCCGCAGACGGCTGAACAGGATTTTTTAACCCGACACCCTGACGCGGTTGTGTTCAGTGCGAAAAAACGCCAGTGGGGCAGCCAGGAAGATTTGGCGTGTGCGCAGTGGATCTGGGGACGAATCGTGAGTCTTTACGAGCAGGCCGCCAGCGATGATGGTGAGATCGCGCGTCCGAAAGAACCCAACTGGACCGCGTGGGCCAATGACGTGCGCACAATGCGGATGCTGGATGGCAGAACGCACAGGCAAATTTGCGAAATGTTTGGTCGGGTACAGCGGGATTCATTCTGGGTAAAAAACATCATGAGTCCGTCAAAGCTCCGCGAAAAATGGGATGAGCTGGTGATTCGTCTGGGACGTGGTCCGGCACAGCGTTGTGTGAATCACATTTCTGAACCGGATACCGAAATTCCGCCAGGCTTCAGGGGGTAACTGACCATGAAAAATATTGCGGCAAGCGGTGTTCTTGAACGTATCCGCAGACTGGCCCCACAGCATGTAACCGCGCCGTACCGGACACGGGAAGAGTGGTACGAGTGGTGGCTTGCTGAAGGGCGAAAACGTAGTGAGGAGATTAATCGCCTGAATAACAAGATTCATGCGGAAAAAATTCTGAACCGTTCGGGTATCCAGCCGTTGCACCAGAAGTGTTCGTTTGCGAATTACCGGGTGCAGAACGACGGGCAACGCCACGCGCTGAGTCATGCAAAATCCATCGCGGACGAACTTATGACCAGGTGCACAAATTTCGTGTTCAGCGGTAAGCCGGGTACCGGAAAAAATCACCTTGCGGCAGCCATCGGCAACCATCTTCTGGCGAAGGGGCGGAGTGTGATTGTGATCACTGTGGCTGATGTGATGCTGGCGTTGCACGGCAGCTACGACAACAAAAACTCGGGTGAAAAGTTTTTGCAGGGATTGTGCAACGTTGACCTGCTGGTTCTGGATGAGATTGGCATGCAGCGTGATACACGCAATGAACAGGTCACTCTGAACCAGATAGTCGACCGCAGAACGGCTTCGATGCGCAGTGTCGGGATGCTGACGAACCTGAACCATACCGCGATGAGCACCCTTCTGGGAGAGCGAGTGATGGACCGCATGACCATGAACGGCGGGCGATGGGTGAATTTTAACTGGGAGAGCTGGCGTCCGAATGTCGTCCAGCCAGGAATTGCGAAGTGATTTTTACCGGGAGGAAATTTTAATGGAGACTGTTTTTGACGCACTGAAAGCGATGGGAAAAGCCACATCCATAGAACTTGCTGCGCGACTTGATATCAGTCGTGAAGAAGTGCTGAACGAACTATGGGAACTGAAAAAGGCTGGTTTCGTTGATAAAAGCGCGTACACCTGGCGTGTGGCTGATAACAACGTTCAGCAGGAACAGCCAGCGCCGGCAGAACTGCCGGAAGAAACTACCACGGCAACAGTCGCGAAAATTTCAGAGAGCGATTTAACTGCGACGATTGAACAACGTGGACCACAAACGGCGGATGAGCTGGCTACATTTTTTGGTACCACATCACGCAAAGTGGCTTCAACGTTGGCAATGGCAATCAGCAAAGGTCGTCTGATTCGCGTAAATCAGGGCGGTAAATTTCGTTACTGCATACCGGGCGATAATTTACCAGCAGAGCCGAAAGCAGCATCGGTAGCGGAAACTGATGGTAAGGCCTTTCCTCAGCCCGCAGGTGTTGCGTTACCAGTACAGGAGGCTGCAACACAGGAAGATATTAAAACAGAAACTGTGGCGGACATTGTGCAGTCGCTGCCATCGTTTACTGAAACGCGAGCGGATGACCTGGTTTTACCATCACTGCATATGGCAAACCGCGAACTGCGTCGGGCGAAAAATCATGTCCAGAAGTGGGAGCGTGTCTGCGCCGCGCTGCGTGAGTTGAACAAGCACAGGGATATTGTACGACAGATTACTGATTCTTCCCGCCATGTTGCATCGGAAAAGTGATTGCCGGAGGCGCTTATGGCAAAAGTATTTACACAAGAAGAGCGGGAAAAAATTAAGGGGAAGGTTGTTGAGCTCGTGCGCCAGAGTGGGCGCGAGACGTTACGACAACTGGAAGCTAAGACAGGTGCGACAAGGTATCTGATGAGTGTTCTTGCCAGAGAGCTGGTTGCCAGTGGCGATTTATACAACTCCGGCTACGGGTTATTTCCGTCTGAACAGGCACGTAAGGACTGGATAAAGGCCCGCAAAAAGATGTCGAAAGCAGCAGTGAAAAAAAAGAGCGACCCGGACCTGGTTTATTCATTACCAGACGGAGAAATACGCCGCTATGACAGGCGTCTGAACATAATCTGTCGCGAGTGTCGGAGGAGCGAAGCTATGCAGCGCGTACTGGCGTTTTACCAGAATGGTTTTCGAGAGGTATTCGGTGAACAGGTTATGCATGAGGGAAATCATGGCACTCAGGTCAGTGTGTAGGCACGTTGACGGTAGAAAGCATATGGGGGATCGATCGTTCTTGTTATGCTGTAAGAGCGAAAGCGCAGGCGCTGGGTATCAACAGGATGTTACGGGGTGACTTTCACTTGAGCTAGTGGGATCAATTTTACTGTTGGGGTGGGGGAACGTTAAGTTGCTGACAATTTCGAAATGTTTTTGATAAAGGCAGCGATTTTCTTTGATGGAGGGGCTACAAAAAATTTTTCATGTGAAATATGATATCTGCGATGTTATCAAATGTGAAAATATTTATGAATCTGCAAAAAAGAAGAAAAGTTCAAAAACTAAACTATCGCGGGCAAGTTTCGAAACTGAAGAGGGGGATATTTAATTCTCTGAAAAGCACGGATTGGGAAGGAGTAGAAAATGCGAAGAGAAAACTGGAATATTACAAACGCACTCGTAAGCTACGAGTCTCGAAGAAAAAGTTGACAACAAGTAATAAAAGGGTGGTTTTTTCTGCTCCGATATCTATTAATTATTACAACGATCGTGATTTTGAAATCATGAATAAATTTTTAAATAATTTACGCGATTGCGTGTTGAAGAATAATCGTGTTTATATAGATTTTTCTTCAACTAAATATATAAGTGCAGCTGCTATGTTATCTTTTCTCGCTGAAGTTGATGTGCTTATTAAGAAAAGTGAATTTGGAGTAAATGCCATAGGGTTTTCACATCCGAAAGACAAGAAAATTGAAAGCATTTTGAATCAAGTCGGTTTCTATGATCTATTAAGGAAACCTAAAAGAGAAACTGAAAGTTATGATGATGTGACTTTTTGGAAATATACATCAGGTTCTTGTTCTGAGCCTCTTTTAGCAAAAGAAATGATGGTGGAAATAAAAAAAGAGTTAGAAAGAAAATCATCAAAAAAAATTATACCGTGGCTTTACTGAGGCCATGTCTAATTCTGTCGAGCATGCTTATGTTGATGATTTAATGCATACGGAAGATGACGAAACAGCTAAGTGGTGGACCTTTGCTGGCATACATGACAAAAATCTTACAGTGGTAATATGTGATAAAGGAGTGGGAATACCTTCAACATTGCCTAAAACACAAGGTGTAAGTGTGCTAATGAACATCTTCAAAAAACTTAGAGTTCCATTAGCAAATGTAAAGGATTCTACTTATATAAAGGCTTCCACGTTACTTCAGGAAACGAGGACTGGGGAGCTGAACCGAGGTAAAGGCTTGAATGATATCAAATCGGTAATCGATTCAATAGGTGATGGTTTTATGGGGATTTTTTCATCAAAAGGGCGCTATATTTACAAAGGGAAAACTGGCATTATTAACGAAGTGCTTAGAGATTACAAAAGCTCTGTTAATGGTACTATAATTGAATGGACAATTCCTTGTGAGGTGGAAACTGAGTAGTATGAAAATTATAAAAGTAGCCAGTCGTTATCCTTGCCCAGGACCTCGTTTTAAAAGATTGGGGCCCGCTTCTGGTGAGGAGTTTCGTGAGTGGGTAGAAAGAGAGCTTAAACATTCACCAGATCTAACAATAGACCTTGATGGAACGGAGGGGTATGGTTCTTCTTTCTTGGAGGAGTGCTTTGGCGGATTGATTAGGCGTGGCGTGAGTCCTGATAAGGTTAAAGGGATTAAATTTATCTCAGAAGAAGAACCTGAGTTAATTGACGAGATAAATGAATATATCGAGGACGCTATAAAGGTATCTCATGGCTAATTCAAGTATCCAGGTCTGTACTTGGAGTGCAGACTTTTGGTGTAAGTTTTTTTCTTTGTTTAAAGATGAAAATCAGTATGTAACTTGGTTTTTAGTTTTAGTTGGATGGGGGATTACGGCATATATTGCTTATCTCCAAACCACAAAAAGTAGAGGAGATGCTATTAAAGATGCTCATAATGAATGGATCGGTGAGTTTAGACAAAAACTGGAGTTGCTTGAGGATTTTGCCTTAGAGTTCTGGGCTGAAGATAATAATAAAGAACCTACACTGGCGTTAGCAAAAATGAGTAGGGAGGTTAAGAGTTTAACTACTATCGCTAAAGAAATTGAAAGGGCCGGTGGTGAAAAATATAAGGCAAAATTGTTTAAGGAATTACGCCAAGCCATGACATATGATAGTGATGTTCACAACCGACCTCTAAGACCTGATTGTATGCAAATTGTTAGGATTAGAGAAACATGTGCAAGTTTGAGAAGTGCGTACGGGCGCAAAAGCTTGACTGAATAACCTCATATTGCTGAGTAGCTGGTACTGCATATTATTATGAAAACACATCGTGGTTTTTATATAAAAGCTGCTTATTATTAAGAGATCTGTTTTATGTTTTTGGCTAGTAAAATGTGATTCTTAACTTAAATGTTCCCTTACACTAGATTTATAATATCATCGTGTGATTTATAAACTATGCATTAGTAATAATTAATTTTTCGGAAAAATAGTTAAGTAAAATTGCTGCGTGTGCTTGAGGCTATCTGCCTCGGGCATGAACACCAACGGCAGATAGAGAAAAGCCCAGTTAACATTACGCGTCCCGCAAGACGTTTAATATTAAACTTAGGCCAATTTCATGCTAGACATATGGATGTTAGCCTCTTACGTGCCGAAAGGCAAGGAGAAGCAGGCTATGAAGCAGCAAAAGGCGATGTTAATCGCCCTGATCGTCATCTGTTTAACCGTCATTGTGACGGCACTGGTAACGAGGAAAGACCTCTGCGAGGTACGAATCCGAACCGGCCAGACGGAGGTCGCTGTCTTCACAGCTTACGAACCTGAGGAGTAAGAGACCTGGCGGGGGAGAAATCCCTCGCCACCTCTGATGTGTCAGGCATCCTCAACGCACCCAAACATTGATGTATCACATTGTTGTGTTTGAGAATTTGTTTGAACATAATTTGAACGATATTTAAGAGGGGATACGCAATGATCCGCAAACTGGTGAGATCGCTTAAAAGTGGTTCAAAGCCGTTCGACATCGCTGAAATGCAATTGATGTATGATGAAATCGAAGAAAAGCAAAGAAAAATTGCTGAGGAAAAAGCAAGGATCAAAGAGGTGCATGCCAATGGATCAAGATTGTCAAGCTGTAGATTCACTATTTGATTACCTTTATCTTGACAAAGAGCGCGTAGGTTACTTCACTGCGCAATTATTTCCATCGGGAGTATTGAATGCTGTAAAACAAATCTCGTCCAGTTCTGAGCATTCATTAAATGAACTTAAAGGTGGCGTTTCATTATTTAATGCCAGGAAAAATGCGGGTGATTCTTTTGCAAGAACGCAAGAGCGGCATTTTGACTCATCATGGTCTTTACCATTAAATTTTTTTGATAAGTTGCACGAACAAGGCTTGGTGGCAACGAGCTTAGAAAATGCAGAAATTGGAAGTCTGGTGATGGTAAAAGGGCATATCAAATTATTTGATGTGAAAATGGCTCATGATGTTTTTCCTATGTATAAAGATGCAAAACGAAAAGAGCTAAAGCAGACTAAATCACCAAATCAGAAAAAAAAACATTCAAGAAGAAATTTATCATACTAAAATTGCTGCTAACATGTTTTCTTTACTCCCGTTCTCTACACAGATAGAGCTTCTTGATGATCAAGAAAATATATTCTGGATGTCGGTCAAGGCTGATGATTTAGCTTTGGATGTGGGAAATCTTGCATTAAAGTATGGTTCAAGAATACGTGGTGAATGGTATGTCATCGGTGTTATAGATGCGCTCCCGGATATAAGTGACGAGACTGTTTCAGAGCCAGAAATTCCTTCTAACGAAATCAGATCTGCAATAGATTATATGCTTGAAGGTATTCGGGAAATGATTGGGAGGAGAGGAACTTCCTATGGTATGACACCGCTGGCAATTTTCAGGAAGGTGTCGTAACAGAACTTGTTTTTCGTATTTTTATTTTTTGGCAGATTTTGTCATTTTTATTCTTTATGAGTTATAATCTGTCACGCCAGTCTGAACAACTGGCACCTGCTGCGCCAGCAGAGACAACCGATGGCGCAAAATTCCAGACTACACAATCCTGATAATTCAGCCGTCTTTGCCAGCATGCACGGACGGCGTTTTCACGCATTTAAAACCGACTGGTACCAACACCCACCATGCACTGAAGAACAGGCCGAGTGGCTGATTCAGTGTTATCGCAGGCGCGGACGCGAGGTCAGGAAAGACCTCAGTCTTGACTTCCGACACTGGATAATCTCCGTCAGGCTGCCGTACTCCGAGCGCCCACCGCGTCCGTCCCGCACATTCCAGCAACGGATCTGGAGGTAACGTGAGGGTATTAGTGACTCCTGAAATTGCTCACCGCCTGGGGATTGTACTTTTCAGGCCCGGTCCTGATGCGATGCCTTTGTTTATGCAGGGGCGTGTGCTGGTGGAGCCTGAACCGAAAAGCATGCGTAATCTGCCGTCCGGGGTCGTTCCCGCCGTTCGCCAGCCACTGGTGGAAGACAAAACATTGCTGCCGTTTTTCAGTAACGCACGGGTGATTCGTGCTGCTGGCGGCGCTGGCGCATTGTCTGACTGGCTGTTGCGCCATATTAAATCCTGCCAGTGGCCACACGGCGATTATCACCACAGCGAAACCGTCATACATCGTTACGGTACCGGCGCGATGGTGTTGTGCTGGCACTGCGACAACCAGTTGCGTGACCAGACAGCCGAATCACTCGAGCAACTTGCTCATCAAAACCTGTCAGCATGGATGATTGACGTCATCGGTCACGCAATAAGCGGTACGCAGGAGCGTGAATTATCTCTGGCTGAATTATCCTGGTGGGCGGTCCGCAATCAGGTGGCGGACGCGCTACCGGAAGCGGTATTGCGTCGTTCGCTGGGATTGCGTGCGGAAAAAATCCGCTCGGTGTACCGCGAAAGCGACATCATACCGGGAGAACAGACAGCCACCAGCATACTGAAGCAGCGCACAAAAAATCTTGCGCCGCTGCCTCACGCCCACCAGCAAAACCCGCCACAGGAAAAGACGGTGGTCAGCATTGCCGTTGATCCGGATTCTCCGGCTCAGTATCTCCAGCGCCAGAAACCACAACGGGAAGAGATGCCTGTATACACGCGCTGGGTAAAAACGCAGAAATGCATGACGTGCGGTAATCAGGCAGATGATCCGCATCACATCATTGGTCATGGACTGGGAGGGATGGGAACAAAGGCTGATGATTTGTTTGTTATTCCGCTGTGCCGTAAATGTCATAACGAACTGCACGCCGGGGTAAAAGATTTTGAAGAAAAACACGGCAGCCAGCTGTTGTTGCTGATTCGTTTTTTAATGCACGCGAGAAATTCGGGTGTCCTGAAGTGGAAAGCATGAATGACTGAACGCATAGAATTTGTTTTGCCTTACCCGCCGACGGTGAATACCTACTGGCGACGTCATGGCAATACGTATTTCATCTCGGAAGCAGGAAAGCGTTATCGCCGTGATGTGGCGCTAATTGTTCGCCAGCAGTGGCTGAAATTAAACCTGTCCGGAAGGCTGGCGATAAAGATGATTGTGGAGCCACCGGATAAGCGCCGTCGTGACCTGGACAATCTGTTGAAAGCACCACTGGATGCACTGACCCATGCAGGACTACTCATAGACGACGAGCAGTTTGATGAAATCAATATAGTGCGCGGTCAGGTCGTTCCTGGTGGTCGGCTGGGTGTGAAGGTTTACGAAATTACAGGTGATAACGATGGTGCGTGATATTCAGCAGGTGATGGAGCGGTGGGGGGCATGGGCTGCAAACAACCACGAAGATGTGTCATGGGCGTCAATCGCTGCTGGTTTTAAAGGATTAATCCCGCCGAAAGTGAAATCACGTCCTCAGTGTTCTGATAATGATGCAATGATAATTTGTGGCTGTATGGCCCGGTTGAACAAGAAAAATCAGGATTTGCACGATTTGTTGGTGGATTATTACGTAGGTGGAATGACTTTTATGGGACTGGCACGAAAGCATGGGTGTTCGGATACCTGTATTGGCAAGCGCCTGCAGAAAGCGGAAGGGGTTATCGATGGCATGTTGATGATGCTTGATATCCGGCTGGAGATGGACAGATACGTAGAACGAATTATGTAGGTGCTTGACCAGACACATTGTCCGGGGCTATATTCCTCACGCGTCAGCAAAATCTGGCGTCGGGATTGGAACCCCGGATATCGAAACGGTGCATAACCGCGCTGGCGGTTTTTTTATGCGCTAAGCACAGTCACATTCGCGATTTATGGTGGACTGTGTGGGGGCACCGAAAGGTGCGCCGGATGTTTCGACCGGTAGTTCCAACCCTGCACAGTTCGCCACCCGATGATTGGAACCTGACGGTGGTGAGGTAAAAATTATCGAAACGCGAGGTCGTTATGACTGTTCAAATTTCTGTCAACACTCTTCCTGCAATCACCCACAACCAGATCCCCGTTATCACTACCGAACTACTTGCTCAGCTATATGGTACTGAGGCTATAAATATTCAGGTGAACCATACCCGGAATCGGGAGCGGTTTATTGAAGGTAAGCATTTTTTTAAAATCGAAGGTACGGAGCTAAGAGAATTCAAGAACAGGCTTACAGATAGTAAGTCAGTTGCAAAACGCGCCCGCTCCCTCGTCCTCTGGACAGAACGAGGCGCAGCACGCCACGCCAAAATGCTCGAAACCGATCAGGCATGGGAAGTGTTCGAAAAACTGGAAGACTGTTATTTCAGCCAGAAACAGCCACCAGCAAAACAAAGCTCCCCCACCGAAAATGATGGATGCGCATTACTGATCCACTTCGATAAACACGGTCAGGTCGACTTCGCGGAAAAAGTGCCCGCCGATGCGATGGTATGCACTCTGGAACGGTTCAAATTTTATCTGGAACAACGCGGCTGGATCGTTGCCCGTAAAGATCAGCTGGTGGAACGACTGATGCGGCTTTAAAAATTTTTCCTGAACGCTTTACGATCGTAAAAAGTTGAATATCCTGTTAAGAGTGGTTACTACGCCACACAGCTTAAACCCGCCGCCGAGCGGGTTTTTTTGTTGGCTTAACAGGTTATAATGCACAGTGCGGAACTGCCTGTTCAGCAGAATCATTTTGTTTGTAGTGGAGTTCACAAGTCGTCATTATCAGGCAAAGAGATTTATGGTGTTAAAGTATCAGCCGTCTGTTCGTTCTGTTTTAATGTGTGATTTTCGGGGAATGGTTGTTCCTGAAATAGTCAAGGTCAGGCCAGTGGTAGTCGTGTCCAGAAACAGACACAACAATCAATTGGTAACAGTGGTACCAATAAGCACTACTGAACCGATCCCTCGCAGAGATTGCCATCATGAGTTATCAGAAAACCCCATTCCTGGTAATGAGCATATTACTTGTTGGGTAAAATGTGACATGTTGATGACGGTTTCATTGAGCCGACTGGATCGCATAAAAACCAGAACCTGGGAAGGGCGAAATTATATTGTTCCTATGATCGCGGAAGATGAGTTTGAGAATATTAAACGGGCGGTATTGCACGGGATAGGGATGGCTTATCTGTATCGATAATCGAATTCGATATGAATTTATATTGACACACATAGTGTGTTGACTGATACTGTCGCTGTACCCTGATGGGACTTGTGAGACTTCCGAACAGGAAGCCAGGAGTAGCAATAAGGTGATGACAAGCCTGCTGCCCCTGTGTAAAAGGCACCTTGATGGTGCCTTTGTCGTTTTTATCAAAAGATCCCCGCCACTGGCGGGTTTTTTGTGCCCGAAAAACAGCACAGAACATTAAACGCGCTGGTGGTTGCGAATACCGGTCTTTCAGCTTGCTGGCTTTTTCGACAGACGAATAAGCAAATATTGAATTCTTGTTATTTATTTGTATTATCTCTGCGGTTCCGAGGGAAGGGCAAATTACGCGTCCGGGCATCTCACTCACACCCGAGGAACCAACGCCGACTTAGCTCAGTAGGTAGAGCAACTGACTTGTAATCAGTAGGTCACCAGTTCGATTCCGGTAGTCGGCACCATATGCGGGCATCGTATAATGGCTATTACCTCAGCCTTCCAAGCTGATGATGCGGGTTCGATTCCCGCTGCCCGCTCCAGATTTATCATCAGGCTCGCTTCGGCGGGCCTTTTTTGTTTCCGCAATTACCGTTTATGTAGGTTATTCGCAATGCGTAATGTGTCGTTTGACGTTCGCTATTCCTTTCATCTTGAAACGATGATGGCGACCCTGTACCGAAGGCTGGAATATCTGCTTTATTTTATTCTGACGCTGGCTGGTGGGCTTGCTCTGGCAGATGTGGGTAATACCGCGTTACAGGGGCTGGTGGTCATCATTGTTGCTTTCACCGCGCTCACACTTCGTCCCGCAAGAAATGCGCTGCTGTGTGAATCTCAGGCCGCAAGATACCGTGAGCTCATGCATGATTTTGAGTTTCATCCGGATGAAACAGAGTTTCCCGATATGGATGAAATTGAGCTG